CGCGTGATCGGCCTCCATCAGTGCCTTAACTGCTTTCGGCGCGTCAATGCCCAAACCCTGAATCGTGTTCATGTAGGGGTTCAAAACCTCCTGCATTTGGTCGGCAAATTGGGCTTTGCTGATTAACGGCTCGACGCCCGCCTTCATCTCGCTTTCGCGCTGCCAGGCGTATTGTTTTAGCTTGTCATCTGCCAGATTCCAAGTTTCGTGATAGTCCTTTTTCCAGCTTGCCGGTGGGCGGCGCCAGACCGGATCTTCCTCGGTCTTTTCCTCAGTTGGTGCGGTTGCTTTCGCAAACTTGCCGACCTCATCCCGCGGCTTTTCGGCCTGTGCGGGTTGCGCTCTTTCGGGCTCGGGCGCTGCGGCCTCAACCTCATCAAACTGCGCTGAGAGCAGCTCGCGGCGTGCGTCTGCGTTTTCTACTGGCACTATCTCGTTCAGGTCTGGCATTTGCTTCTCCCTGTGGGGGTTGGTTTAACGACGGGTAAAACGTAAATCATCTCGCGCTTTGGCGAGCATTTTATTAGCCTGGTCGTGCGTCATATTGGCGAGCTGCGCCCGCAGGATCTCGCGCCGGTTGTCTGTTGGAGGTGCGACTTTGGTTTCCATGCTCTCGTTGCCGATCTCAATGCAGTTATGCGCCCGCAGGTGCTCGCGGTGCTGGCTGCGGCTGGTGATCATGCTGCCATCGGCCATTGACTGATACGGCTGAATGTCGGGCATCACGATTGGCGCCAGCGGATCTGTGTAGTGATCGACCTTCTCGATCAGCTCGCCATTGATTTGCACGTATTGTTTTTTCATAGCAATGTCAGAACGTCCTCATCATCCATTTCAAGGTGGGTATCCCAGATCCGCTGCACTCGGTCCAGATCGGCAAACAGCGCGTCATAATTGATTGTTGGACCAGTGGGCGCCGACTTGGCCTTTGGTCGCGTGACAACATAAGGTGCTGCGATTTCCTCGGCGATCTCTGGCCGGCCTTCGACAATGCGCTCAAAGGCATCAAGGATTGCCTGCTTTTTCTTTTCTCTGAGCTTGCGCTCGCGTTCGAGCTGCTCTTTAAATCGTCGGCCGTCGTGCGTGTCGTCAATGATGACGATGGGCGGCGGTGCGCTCGGCGTAACAGTGCCGACTGATCCGGTTGCGTCATTTCCAGACAGCGAAATTGTGATGACAAGGCCAACAGTGCCCGCGGCGCCAGTTGCCTCGGTGCCTGTAACCGGAACCGTTGTGCTAACAGTTTCGGTGCCGACCGACCCGGTTGCCTGCACGCCGGATAGTGAGATTGTGACGGTCGCGCCGACTGTGCCGACGGCCGTTGTGGCGCCGGTTCCGGTAATCGGAATGGTCGCGGTGGCCGTAACGGTACCGGCTGCGCCGGTTGCGGCGTTCCCAGTAAGTGGAACAGTTGCGGCAACGCCGACACTACCCGGCGATCCTGTAGCAGAATTTCCGGTGACGGGCAGGGAATCCCATAGTGCAGCATCCCAGGTGCCGGTATCCCATGCGCCTTGTGCCATGAATTAGGCAATGCGGATAAGTGCATTAGTGCTGTCATTGGTCGGCATGGATAGCACGATAGTTCCCGCGGTGATCGTTTGGGCGCCAAAGGTGTGCACGCTGATTGCCTTGTTTGATTGCGTGCTGTTATAAACGAGCACGCAGTCAAACGAAGTGGTGAGTGTGACGGTTGTATAAGTAAAGCTCGCGCTTGGCGTCCAGTAGGCTGTGGTTCCGCTTGAGGTGGGCGCTGTGGCGTTTGTCGCCGTGACCCCACCTGCACTATAGCCAGTGCCAGAAACCTCGCCAGTGGCGCTGTATGCGGTCGTGGAGGCATTTACAGTAGCACTTGCCAGATACAGCGCAGCTTTTAGGGTGTCTGCGCCCGTTCCAGCCCGAATAACGGTCGTTCCCAGCGCGTGAATGCCGGAGAGAATCTCTGTTTTGAAACTGGTGCACATTGCTTGCGTGTTAGCCATTTTTGAAACTCCCTGCCTCGGATGTTGAAACCATCGGTTTTTTCAATCTGACATGCGCGGATCTGTGCACCAGCTCGTCGGCCAGCCAGTATTCAACCCATGTCGTGCTCTCGTTGTCGTTGTCGACCGATCCCTCTCGCTTTTCGAGCAGTGAATCGTCCATCTCGCCTTTGGTCGTGGTGACGATCATGCCGCGACCTCCACGCCGACTGCTTTGCCGTCAGGCCCGCGCACAATGCGTTTAGGTGCCGCAAGTGTCTGCATCACGCCGCCAATGCGGTTCATGGTTTCGCCATGCATGTTTGCCATGTTTTCGTGCATTGCGGCCATATGGTCGATGGCCTCTTTGACGTTTTGACCCAGTTCGGCGCTGACCTTCTCGCTCGCCGCCTGCTGCGCTTCGATCAACGGTATATCCAGACCCGGGTTAGCGCCGATCCTTGCCACCATGATCTTCGTTGCTGCCTCCAGCTCGGTGCGCTCGTGCGCCGCCTTCAGCTCGGCCGCTTTGAGCTGGCCCTCAAATTGCAGCTTTTGTTGTTCGAGCTGCGCGGCGTGCTGCATCTTCATCTGCTCGATCTGCATCTCGGCCTGCGCTTTCGCTTGGGCGGCTTGCGTGTCGGCCTGCACGCGCATCTGGTCAGTCTGCTGCTGTGCTTGCAGCTTGATCATCTCAGGGCTGGGTTGCTGCGGCTGGCCGGCAGATTGCTGTTGTTTCTGTTTCATCTGCTCGAGCGCAACATCAAGCACGCCTTCGATCGGTTTGGCCTGCTTGAAGCCACCGATGCCGAATTTGATCAGCTCGACCAGCATCGGCACCATTTCGGGCGACTGCTGGCCGACCGGCAATGCTTCTTTCATAAATCCACCGAATGCGGTCAGGAATTCCACGCGGTCGCGCTTGTTCTGTTGCTCATCCAGCTGCACCAGGCTGTCGGCATCGACCTCAATACGGAAGTTCCGCAGCGGCTTGTCCTGCATCAGTTGCATGGCCTGCGGGATCATCTGCTGATCGGGCTGGCTCATTTGGCCGGCAGCGGCATACGCCAGAATCGTCTGCGGCTGAAATTTGCTGCACATGACCTGCGCTTTTAGCCGGATCAGCTCGCTGGCAAACAGTGCGACTTCTTCCTGCATCGAGCGCAGGCGCAGGCCGGCGTATTGCCCTTTGATCTGTTGCGCGGTTGCAGTCTCGCTTGCTGCCGAGGCGCCGCGGATAATGTCGGAAATGCCGGTGATCTCGTAGATCTGCGCTTTAATCTCTGTTCTTGCCCGGTAGCAGTTCAGCAGCGCATTGGCCAGCTCGTCAATCGGCAAAATGTCGATAGCGCCTTTAAGCCCGCCTTTCTCGCTGAATTGCATCCATTTGTCGACGGGAATTAACGTGTTGTTGTCGCCCTCGGTCAGCAGGCGTTGCAGTGCCGGCTGGCTCGCATCGTAAACGCCGCGAATCCGCAGTGCTTTGACCAGTCCGTCAATTCGATCTGAAAGAATATCTAGCTCGTTGGCCTGGTCCTGATAAAGCACGAAGTCCGGCACCGGAATCAGCGTATCGCTGGTCGTGGTGCTATAAAGCGGTTTGCTGCAAGGGAAAAAGCCCTCTAGCTCTAACGGATCGTCGCGCTCGTCGATCAGCTCGTTATAGTTTTTCGTAAACCAGTAAACCTTGCCGGTTTCTTTATCCCACAGCTCGCAAATCTTGGCGCGGGTGCGCTCTTTGTTGCTCTGGCCATAGGTCTTGAGCGTTTCCGGTCCTGAATCCAGCGGGATCTTCTTTGACATCTTTTCGCCGAATCGCTCTGTGAGCGCTTCGCGTGTCATGTAAACCCAGCGCCAGACGCAGGTTACTTCCTCCCAAGTGCGCGCGACACTATGCCCAAAATCCTTCCAATGAACGTAATCGGTGGGAGCGCACTCGTATTCGATTTCCTCTTGCGGCTCGGTTTCGCCGGCGGTGTAGTCCTGGTTCTCGGGATTCTCGGCGCCTTCGGGGGTTTGGCCTTCTGCTCGCTCATTTTCTATGTCCTCGGTGATTTGCACGCCATCTTCGGGTGTGTCAAGTGTGCGAACGTGCGGCTCATAGCGCACCCAAGCAGTGCCGCGGCCACCGAGGAACCGGTCCTCAACTGCATAGCGCATCGTGGCTCGGAAGTCAGGGTAATGCTCGATCTCGTAATCCAGCGCACGCTCAATCAGCTCAGACGCCACCCGACCGACTGGATCATTGTCACCGAACCGGCGCTCGGCCACCGCTTTTGGCAGCTTGGCGTAAACAGCAGGGATCAGCGTCTGCACGTTGGACCACAGAATATTAAATTTCGCGGTTTCGTTGGTATGCTGGCTGCGGTTGTCGTCACGATAACGTTTGACGATCTTCTCTGCACGCGCTTCCCACTTCTTAAATTCGTTGTCGTACTGACTGACGACATTCAAGTATTTCTGCACGCCGGTTGCGGTGGCTTCCATTTATTCGCGTCCTATTATGTTCATGTGTTTTGGATCAAACACGACGAAGTTGCTTGTGCCTTCGCCAGCGGTGCGTGAGCCTTGATCTAGGTAGCGGATGCCGGGGATACCGAGTTCGCGCAATCTATTTGATGCGGCAATTGCTTCTTCATTAGATCGCATCGCCGAAGATGCGCTTTTATTGCCTTGCATTCTGGCATCAAACATCAATTCTTTGTAAGTCTTTTCACCAGTGCTTGCGCTACCGCCGATTCGTTTTATTTCTTCATTCATAATTTTTTGAACGTATGGCGTTTGTTCGCTTAGCGGCTTATCCCAGTCCAGCATTTTTGCTATGTGCTCGTCGGGGAGGTCTACTTTGTAGAGGTTTCCTTTGTTTTCTAATGGTCGCGCATAAGAGCCGGATTCTAAGTGCTGCAATGTGTCACGCAATAGTTGCGTTTGCGGGCCTTGCGGGTTTGACTCAAGTACAAAACGCACATCATCGGCAGCATACTTTGCATCGCCAGCAAGGTTTGCCAATCGTTGCGCGTTAGCGTGAGCGTTTAACCGCCCTTGATTTGCAATATCACGATTAGCAAGCGTTTCCGCATAACCTTTGGCTGTCCCTTTAGCCTCTGCCAAATAACCAGCCCCAGCGCCGTAAGCCTGCGCCCCCTCGCCCGTTCCGATCTTCATCGGATCAAACTCGCCCAATGGATTATTGGCAGTTGGTTGGAAACGATGCGGGCTTCCGTGATAAACAATTTTGCCCAGCATTGCAGGCCCAAAGTTCAGCGCGTTATCAATCCCTTGATTAATCATCTCCTGCTTGTTCTCAGGATTCATTTGCGAGAGCACGCCACGCGGAGGATTCTTTAACGCTTCTGCCCATGCAGTCGGCGATACCAAATCGCTGACGTTCTTTTGCACGCCGCGGCCCCATTGGGCGGCAGCAT